AGAGCAACTACTTAACAGTAGCAGACTCAATAGACTTGAAAAAACTATCAATTTTTTCATTTATTCTCTTTTCAGATGCTAATGGATCTGCTAAACTGTTTTTAACTAGATCAGTTTTTGCCAACAGGTCCTTGATTACTGTGTTTGCTTCACGTGCTTTTTTTAAGTTGTCTGTGAGTTCTTGAGATAACTTTGCTTGTTTCACTGCATTCTCATTCATTGCAGTGATCTTTGCTGATAAACTTTTATTACTAGATTCTAAGTTAGCATTATTAGTTCGCAGTGTTGCTATACGTGCTTGCGTATCCTTATAATAAAGATACACTCCGTATCCGCAACCTGTAAGTATTGCAAGTATTATTAATAATGCGTATATTCTAGCCATTAGTCGTCTATCTGTACTGCTCTCATACGTGCTACCAGTCTGTCTGCACGTTTTGTTACTTGTTTGTACCAGTTTGAATCAACCATTTCATCTGCAGCTGAGTTCCAATCTTTGGCATCTACTCCACGTTTCATTCCTTTAAACTTGCTTAGTCTCGGTCGGCCCATATTGAACATCATGTTAGCAATTATCAGTTGGACTTCTTCTGGGAGGTCATCAAAGTCAGGATATAGTCGCTCGCAGTCGGCAAGGACGGTTTGGACGTCACTGTCAAAGGCTGAATTGCATCTATCTTCTGAGACAGGCGTTCCAACCGGTTGTCCATGTTCTGGATCACTATCAATAACCAAATGACCAATACCAAAAGTAGGCAAGCCGAGATGGTCGAGGTATATTTCATTAACTGAGCCTTCGTCATATGCAATCTCTTCTCTAAGTTTATCAATGTCCATAGTTCTTTCCTTCTGTTGTAACCATATTTATGTACTTTGCGGCCTCTGCATGTGCTTTTTCCAGTGGATGTCCTTGTGCTCCTATTTCATATTTTTTGTGTTTACTCCAACTGAGAAAGTCTAATTTTTCAAATGTAGTAATATGCGGACTTACTTGTTCATGTAACTTTCCTATTGCATCATTCCATTTGGAGTTAGCAAAATTTAACATTTTATCAACATTATTTGAATATTTTGAATCTAAACATGTCATTATGAAATCTATATTGTTTTGTTTCAGTAAGGAAATTGCACTGTGCATATGTTGTAAGTTACGATAAGTGTTCCAAACTTCACTATCAATGTGTTTGAAAAAATAATGACTTAATTTATGATCGTGACGTGGATGAACTGTTTTCCATCTATCAGAATCAATATCAACATAATCAAATCTTTCAAAGTATGTCCAGTTTACGATAAAAAGCGTTTCTGGACGTAACCTATTTGCTATTTGCCAGCCAATATATTGGTTACCCACTCCTCCAAGTGCGAAGCAGTGATATTTGCAACCGACTGTGCGTGAAAGTATAGACGGCCATGTTTGTGTACTATGAGCAAAGTCATCAGTGTGGTCAGGACAATCAGTCAGCTCGTCGCCTCTGGTGAAACTATCGCCAAAAGCGATAATATTTTTATAGGACATTTAGATTCCCGCGTTTAACAAAAACTTTTCTAAGGCTCTGTCTTTTTTGCCTTTGTTGTATATAGTCTTGTATGGAATCCCAGCGGCAGTTCTCATCTCGTTTAGTTCAAACTGTTCACGTTCTCTGTATGTCTTGGGTGAAGTAGGTACTATCATGTTGAACTGTTCCACAGTAAAAGGCATTTCTTTGCCTCTGTAGCCCATGGTCCAGCCGTCACCTTCGTACTCTGTTAGTGTGTTAAAATCATCTAGCAAGGTGGCTAAGTTGTCAGCAGTGTAGTTTCTACGTTTAAGTTCGATATATACCAGGAATCTATTTGGCTTTACTTCACCTGGGCTCATATCAGCATCTAGTACAAAGTCATAGCCTTTTTCGAACCAGTTGACCAAGTCTACTGCGGCTTGTCTGTCACGGACATAAAAACTTGCAACAACTATCTCGTCGTCATCGCCCATCTTACTTGAAAAGTCATCAACATACATTGTGCTTTTCATCATACCTGCTAGGTCTTTGTAACCTAAACCTTCTGTTAAATTAAACTTGGACATCGATATTAGCATCCATTTCTTGTTGTGCGTCTGCATCCATAACCTGTTGCTGATCTAAGTCTGCATTGTATGCGTCATCAAGATCCTGCAGATCAACTGTTTCATCTTCAAGTTCGATTGCCCCAGTTCTTATGTCTTGCATAAGACTTTTTGGCATAATAATTTCTACCAACCAAATTGGCTTTTCAATCAGTCTAGCAACCTTTGTGCCTGCCTTAAAGTCGCTTGGTGATTTAACTTTCACTGGAACTTTCATTTTGGTTTTCTTCCATTTAACTTCACAATCAAATGGCAATAAACGCATTGCTCCTCTTGGGTCCGGCATAAGTTGTTCTGGCCATAGAAATGTACATGAAGTTTTGTATGGACCTTGTTCAGGACCAGCAACAAGCTCTCCTAGTTCCCAATTGCGAAATGCAAATATATCCAGCTCGTTCATCACACGTTCAAAGTCTAATAGTATTTTCATACTACCATCACTCATGTAGATGCCCTTGATGTTATCTGCTACCATCCAATAGTCGGAACCGTCTTTGAAAAATTTATTATCGTCGAGTGACATCTGTGGCCTTTTGTTTTACGTTAACAGTATTTAGCCCAATTTGTCTTTGTGGCCACTAATATATTTAGCGGTGCATATCAAAACTTTACACATGTTATTTCTTATTTGTTTTTGTTTTAAATATTATTGTGGGTAGCGAACAACACTTAACCTTAGGAGATACAATGTCTCGAGCGAAACGCAAAGCAAAATATCAAAGACAACTACAACAAGACAACACAATAAATTTTAACCAAGCACTAAAACGCAAACACATTGAACTTCGTCCGAAGTCAATCAATCAAGAAAACCTTATAACCAGCCTACTAGATCCACAAACCAACATCACTGTGGCGACTGGACCTGCGGGCACGGGTAAAACTTATCTTGCAATGTTAGCGGCTATAAAAGCATTTAGAGATGGTGCATGTGAACGTATTGTATTGACTCGCCCAGCAGTGGGTGTCGATGATGAAAAGCATGGCTTTCTGCCTGGTGACTTGAATAGTAAAATGGAGCCGTGGACCAGACCTTTGTTTGATGTACTGCGAGAATTCTACACTAAAAAAGAAATAGCACGTATGTTAGATGAACAAACTATTGAAATATCACCATTGGCTTTCATGAGAGGAAGAACATTCAAGGATGCCTGGATTATAGCAGATGAAATGCAAAATGCAACACCTAGTCAAATGAAAATGCTAATGACACGCATAGGCGAGAACAGCAAAATAGTAATCACAGGAGATGTTGAACAAACGGATAGAACCGTACATAACAACGGACTGATAGACTTATGTAAACGATTAGAAACACGTCGTGATGGACTAAGTGTATGCTATATGAACAATAGAGATATCCAAAGACATCCTATCATTGACACAGTATTGGAGATCTACGCAACTTAAAAATTGGCTCTGGGGGTAGGAGTCGAACCTACAAGGTTAAATATATTGCAGTACATTCAACCACACGGTTAACAGCCGTGCGTGTTTACCAATTTCACCACCCCAGATTATTCTTATACCTTGTTGATTTTTTCTAGTGCAGGGATCATACGTGTAACACCTATGCCTCCGCCTACTCTTTGAAAGAAGTCAAACTCTAAAAACTTTTCTAGTTCTGCTTCAACTCTTTCCTTACCAAACAGTTTGAATAGTAACTCTGCATACTCTCCGCCTACAATACTATGGAATGTATCTCTCATCATATCAACATCACATGAACGTTCTGCTGATCCAATAGTTTCCATACCACCTAGTATAACATCCATCTTCTTTGCAGTATTGCCATCATCATTTCTAGCCATGTTCCAAAATGGGCTTGTTAGTTCGGGGAAGTTTGTAATAAGTGTTTGACCAAACTGTTCTTCCATCTTTAGTTCGTGTTCTGCTTCCATTTCTACGTCAGTACCGAGTCCAAAGTGTTGTTGCCATTCAGCATAGGTCTTTTCTGTAATGTTGCCAAAGCCTAAGTATTCACATAGTTCATACTCCATTGCTTTTAGATCATCTACATTACCTGGCATTTCAAATTCAAACATTGGAAATATTATATCGTGTCTACCTGGAATTGCATTTGGTTCCTGTCTGTAGGAAGTTGAGACACAAAAAAAGCCCTTTGCTGAGGGCTGACTTAGTAATTCATGTTCTAACCACATCTGGCCTGTTTGTGGTAGTGGCCAAACATTGCCTGCATAGTTGTAAGTTGCTACATTGAATGGATCTTCGCATGCGGCTAGTATTGATAATCTGTTTTGTGTGTGTACTTCAAGAAATCCTTTTTCCAAAAAAAATGACCTTAAAAGGCCAACTGTCTCTGTGAATTTACTTGGGTCTATTAGTTGCGTCATTGCTTTTCCTTTTTTTGCCTAAAAAAAATTTGCCCAAAAAAAATTGGACGTTACTTGTTCATCGAGTTATTTATTATAGTTTGCCTTTTCCTGACAAATACTGTACAGTTGGCTGTGGCTTGAACCATCTTTGTAATAGTTTCTCTAACCAATTCATATCTTACTCTCCTAAAACTTATTCAAAAATCTTGCTATGTGGTGCACCCATGGCAACAACATTATAGCCATAAACATGTTGGCACCTGTGTGTGCTATTGCTATCCTAAGTGTATCGCCTTTGGGCATACCATCGCTCACAAAAAAACCGGCTAACCAAATGGTGCCGGTGGTTCCGATGTTTGCGCCTAACACTGCCGCTATGGCTGCGGGCAGAGGCAATGCCCCTGAGGCTACCAGTGCAATTATTGCCGTTGTACTTAAACTTGAACTTTGCCAAAGCAGTGTCATTACAATACCACCAAGGAACATATAGATTGGATTGCCCAAAAAGAAGTTCAAATGTTCCAAGTTACCCATTGACTTCATGCCACCTGAGAACATCTTCAGCCCTATATAAAATACTACCAGTCCAACAAGAGCCGTCATTATGGGATTGCCTAAGTCCATCCTACACACCTTTTTAATAAGTTTGTTCATTTATAGTTCCTTTTACAAACTTTATTTAAGCCTATAAATGTTACAGTTTTATTACATTTGGGTAATTTGCTTATAAACTTCCAACCAATTTTTACATATTGGATAATCAACATCTGCATTCATGTTGTGTCCATGTTCAATCAGTATAGGCTTTAGACCAAATCTCAAACCAGCAGTTGCATTTTCAACTTTGTCCTCTAACCAGTAACAGTTTGAACCTGCATACTTGCTCAGTGCTTCATCTTTGTCTGCACCTGTGTCTAAACATACCAGTTTAGTAAAAGCAGTTTTACCAAACATTTTTTGTAGATTCATTTCACGCAGTTTGTATGCATTTTCATCGAGACTTAAACTTGTTATGCATATAAATGTATAACCATGTTGTTCATGTAGTCTTTTGACCCAGTACATTGCATCTCTCAGTACTGGTAGAAATCCTATTGCGGCACTTTCATTAAAGGTCTTAACAAGTTTTTTTACTTGCTCTTTTGGAATACCATAACGTTCAGCCATATCATATTTGAACTGGTATCCTTCTGTAGTTTCAAATCCATGTTGTATCATCCAACAATTGAATGCCCACTCCCAATCTAGTAGTACACCATCGCAGTCTGTAAGTATTGTTTTTTCGTATTTGTTATATTTCATTTACATCTTTCTTTCTATCTATATTGTCATCGGCAACTTTGGATACGGTGTTGCTATACCGTTTTGGTTGTCTAAGTACGTGCATATAAACTCTAGCATTACTGATTCATGCATGGTCAAATAATAATCCAATGCTTCAAAACCAATTGCATCTTCGTAAACAAAATCATGTATGTAGTTTTTGCTAACGTAATCTTCTATTGCTAATCTTTCAGTTGCTATTGTAAACATGTGTTTCCTTTTTCTTATTATGCTGTTATAATAACACACTTTAAGAATAAGTCAACCTTTTTCTACGATTTGGCATAACTATCATGCTAAATAAACATACGTTCACCCGAGAGGGCGGAAGTAGGCAATCGCTGAAGGAACGCACCTAACCATTTACTTAGGGAGGGTGGCAAAATGACTTACAGACCATATCAATGGAAGAAGTTTGCTGACGCACGGAAACGTGCTCTAGTTCATAAAATACTGAACTATCGCAAATCGTCTTGCATATGCAAAAAAGCTAGTTAACTTCGACGACCTTATGGAAGGGGAATACTCGAGGTTTGGTGTTTTTAATCATTTCCATGTATTCCTCTGCCTCTTTTCTAGTTTCTAATTTTGCAATTGTTACTGGATCTTCGACACGTGGTTCGTACACAATATTAAATGTCTTCATTGTTCATTTCCCAAACATTATACACATCTGAGAATCCCATATTCATTGGCGAATATTCACCAACATTTTCTTCTTGCCATGCATGTATATCAACCCATTGTTCTGCAGTCAGTTCGTCAATATCTTCAATTTCATAATGATTGCATATTGCAGTTTCAACACAACTATATGCTTCTCTTTCAATATGCTCTTCGTCTTTGTACATTCTTGCCCAGTCAAATTTAGTCATTGTTAGCCTCCTTTAATATTTGTTTACGTCCTTCTACACCAATCTGTGAGTCCATCATTGTTTTAACATGTTGTAACATAGCACATGCCATCATCAGTATATCTTCTTTGCTATCACACATTAGTATTTGTTGTTCTATAGGCCGGCACAGTTCCCTCATTCGCTCTTGAACTTCTGTCATTTTGTTATCTCCTCTTGAGTTATGTGTAATTCCTGTTTCATATCATCTGAGTTAAGATACGTTAAGTTAATAATACTCGCAAAACCAACTACCCTTGCTTCTGCTTGTTCTACTAAACGTTTTGTTGCTAACATACTTCCGCCAGTTGCAACTAAATCATCAACAATAAGAACTCTATTTGCATGTCCTAGTAAGCCTTCTTGTAGCACCAGTGTGTCTTCACTGTATTCTGTGCCATAACTTTCTTCTAACAAACTACCGGGATACTTTGAACCTTTTTTACGTACCATTATAAACGGCACACCAATAACACTTGCTAACACTGCACCAACTGCAAAGCCTCTGCTTTCAATCCCAACAATGTGTGTTATCTCACTGTTTGTGTTGAACAGTCTTTGTATTTCTACTGCCAGTTCAGCGGCAACTTGATTCCACACAGGTTGTGCAAACAAACTGTTAACATCATAAAAGTTTACACCCTCAACCGGATAGTCCATCACAGTCCTCATGTAGTCTGTTGGCTTAGTTTTTTCTAAAGACATATACACCCTCCCACTTTTCTCTACCTTGTTTACGATCATTACCCACACCCGGACGTGTGTTCAACATCATTTTAATTATTCCATCATGTTTGAAGCCGACCTTCTCTGCGGTTTGGATCCACCTTTCCGTGACTTCGTAAGGCTCGGGTCGATCATAGCTCTTATAGTCTGCGATGTTGGTGGCGAATACTCCGTCACTGTTGAGCCCTTTGCGAATGTTTTGCATAGTCGGAGCAACATAGCCTTCAAACCATTCATCTTCAGTTTTAAACTGTACCATGCATTGTGTTTCTTCATTTGAATACTTCTCCAAGTTAAAATAAGGAGGTGAACTGAATGCTAGGTCTATATCCTCAGGTTGATAATTTTCACTAACATCTTGTACGATAGTGCCTCTTACACCGGTTGCTTCGTCTATTACATCATTCAAATAATTCAAGTATGCAACTGTTTCAGTGTTGGGTTCAACTCCTATGTAATTGTACTTAAAGTTGCTTGAGCCTATGCCTAATAATCTACCACCATAGCCACAACTGTAATCATACACATTGCCCCAAAGCACAGGGCACAGATGTTCTACTATTGCTTTGGCATTTTGTGCTTTGAAGTTAGTAACGTTCTCACCTGTGACTAATTCAAGTGCAGTTCTTAACTGTGTTGGACGTAACAATCTATCACCTGTTCTAAACTCAAAACAAATTCTAATTGCACGTTTAAGTTTGCGTTCATCAAAGAATCGATCCTTTAAACTGTTTGATCCTCTGCCTTTAGGTTCAGCAGTCATCATATTAGGAAACAAAAATCTATTGATTGTTTGCCCTCTGTTGTTGCCCAGTCCAATTTTTCCGTTGTCTACATTGTTATAGGATAACTTGCTAAACTTACGTACTGCATCAACCAATCCTTGGTGGGTATAATACACAATAGGAACTAGATCAATACTACGATATATGTTGTATACCTTTTCTATTGTTCCTTGTGGGTCAGCATCATACTGTGCTTTATCAAAGGCGTCTAATTGATCGTAGACACTTTCATAACCAGTGAACTCGCCATCGATTATGTGCATTGATGATATATTCCAGATATCATGTAATTGATCAATTACCACGTAAATTTTATCTCCGCATATGCTTCATCTTGTTTAACAGTAATAGAACCAATGTCTTTCCAACTGTATGATAAGCCATCAAACGAAGATGGATTTACAATAAGTTTATGGTCTGCTTGAAACTTCCAATACATTTTATTCTTGCTCTTAAGAACTACCTTTTGCTTGAATGTTTTTGCACGTTGCGGAAACTTACTATCATTGCTACTTTTTGTTTCACTAGGCCCAACAATACTAAAACCATATTTAATTTTGTTTAAGACATATCCGTTAATTGTATCATCAACTTCATAGTGCTTGTACAATCTCTGTGATACTTCTTCAATTGCTTTACTTGGATTATTAGTTGTAAATTCCTGTCCAAATACCATTGTGGGTAGCAGAAATAATATTGCAATAATGTATTTCATTATGCAGATGCCAATTCTACGCCTGCATCAAACATGTTCCATGCATCGCCATTGTTCTTAAAACCATATTCCTCTGCAAAATCCATTGAGCTACTATGCATCAATCTATCAGCAACACCTCTTGTTTGAAGAATGTATGCAACCATTTTTGGTGTCTTTGCAAAACCAACTGTGTTAAGTTGTCCAAGTTCGTCATTTCTACCACCGTAAAACTTAATACCACCGTTATCAGCACTTATAAAATCTATCTTTGTCATCTAGCTCTCCTTATTTCTAACTATACATATATAATAACACAGTTATAGAATAAGTCAACCTTTTTCTGCATTTAGGTTAGTCTAAAAATTCTATTATTTCTATCATTTTACTAAGTTTTTCTTGTGCTAAACGTTTGTTTGATGCTGGTACCCATGCCTGTCCTAAGCCATGTTCTTCGTCTACTTTGTTTAGTTCTAGTGTGATACGTTCCTTGCCAGTCTTACGCATCTTTAGTGGTCGTGGAGCAGTAAATTTAAGTATGAATACTTGTTCACGTGGTTTAAATTCTAATACTTCACCCATTGATCTGCGATAGCTCTACCATAGTTGCACTTAGATTAATTTCTGGATCTGCTACGAAACTGTGATTAACAAGTCCTGTACGTATTGCCATAATAGCACTGTCTTGTCCTTCTGGAGTAGTACTGAACAGTTCTAAGTTGTCATACATCCAACGAAATACATCTTCCATCTCTTCTGGACGTACAGTTGCACACATAAGTTTACGTGCTTCAATGATCTTGCCTGCTTTGAACAAGTTTACTGCATCAACCCGCCAGTCGCTTGTGTTGCCTTCATCGCCCTTTACGTTTGTAAGTTTGCCATCTGTGCTGTTCATCTGACACAGATTCAAACACTTACGTAGATCTGGATAGGTGCTACGTACATATGTGTCCAGTGTTTCGATATCAAGTTCAACATTCTCTGCAACCAGCACAGTGGCAATACGTGCAGTAAACTCTGTCTTGTCTACTTTCTCAATATGAAAGCCTTGACATCTACTATGCAATGCTGGAATAACTCTGTTTGGATAGTTACAAGTTAGTATGAACCTTGCACTAGCATGATAGGTTTCCATAACACCACGCAGTGCCGCTTGTCCATTTGGCGATATATAGTCAGCCTCATCTAACAGTACAACCTTGAAGTCACCAAATGGCATTGTTTGTACAAATCCTGTGATCTTATCACGTATTGTGTCAATTGAATTTTCTCTTGATGCGTTTATTTCTAGCACATCAAAGTCATCTATTTCAAGTTGTTTGATCAGTATCTTTGCCAGTGTTGTTTTACCTACACCAGGTGCACCTGAGAATAACAAGTGCGGAATAGCACCTTCATCTATCCAAGTTTTTACTTGTGCTTTTTGTTCTGCATCACGGAACACATATCCGTCGATGTCATCGGGCCTATACTTTTCAGTCCACAGTTGCTTCATACAATACTCCTAATTTGTACATAGTATACAGGTATTATTTAGGTAAGTCAACCAATTCTGGAAAACTATCTAATAGGTTTGCTTTATAGTATTTGTCTAGAGGCAAGATATTTTGCCAAAAGTCTTTACTATCAAAAGCAATAGTTGTATCTAGTTGTGTAAGGATGCTTTCAAAGCCCTGAGTTGCTCTACCTTCGTTATCAAGCGGACGTAACCATTCAAGATGATTATTAATTTTTTCTCTTATCTGCACACGTAAGGCGGGTGGAGCAGTTTCAACTCTCATCCATTCAGGCCAGTGTAGTGTCTGTATACGAAACTGTTCAGGTTTTATTAGACCTTTTTCTGTCCAACTGCGGTGAAAGTCTGGCACATGTAATACATTAATAAGACTTGTTGTACTACTGATATAAAAATCTATATCAGGACGTTGATCCAGCATTTCACGCCTAAAGTCTAATACATCTTGCCATACTGTTCCAGTACGTAGATATGCTCCTCTTTCGCCCTCTGCGTCAAGACTTGCACCAATGGATATGTTTTTAAAATTTTTCCATGCATCAAAGATACTGTGTCCTTTTAGATGCGAACGTGTCATATTAGTATTATATATCAATTGGATGTCATGACGATGTCTTAGATTTAATTCAGCGAGTATCTTGTAGTTTTCTGGCATCATCAGTGGCTCGCCGCCGGCAAAGTATATCCTATCAATATTATCTAGTTGTTCAACTATTTGATCATACAAATCTGTGTTGTTTCTACCTGCTTTAAGGAATACTGGTGTAGACTTGTCAATTAAACCAACTGCAACTGCTGGAGCATGCCAACTACTTGACGAGCCGTGAACACAACTACGACAACTCAAATTACAAAGATTATTAAATCTTGAATCAATGAATTTTAAATTATACTCGGGCGTGATATTTTGTTCGACAAGATCTACGTGCTTTGCAAACGTAGTATTCATTGATGTTCTAAAACTTTCTTTTCCAAGTTTTTCAGCTCGCATACATTGTTTACATCCGTCACTTGGCAGATCATTTAGCATTCGTTTTCTTAAATTT